AATCGTGACTCTTTTTGGAAACTTCTTGATAGTTTCTATCATGAGATCTGCGTCCATGTCGGGTATCTCACGATTAGGTATATAGCAGTTCTTACATTTCATATTACATCGATGCGTGACGTCGACAACGACGTCAGTGAAGTGATTATCTTCTGGCTCGAGTTCGTAATAATTCAGTTGTGTCATCAAATTTTCCTAGTAATGCTACCCTATCGCCTTCAGTGGTATTCTCTATCTCGTGGCGATAACTAGAATTAATAAACCATACCTCGCCTTTTAGCATTTCTACAGAATGTTTATGGCCTTCTACTTTGTAAAGATGAGAACCTTTTAACATTGCTATAAATCTATGGCCTTCTGGTATATCAATATGCCACGGGATCTTTTTATCTTTTTCTAAAATAGCATACCTAAGATCATACATATTTCCAAATACGTCAAACACCTCTGGCAACCACGTGCCACGAAGGTGTCTTTGACTGTAGTGTTCTAGAAAGCTATAGTCTCCAAAATCGACGTTATTTTTCTTAGACTTTTCGGTAGTGTCAGAGCTGTTTGCACAATCTAGAAGTCTTTGCTCCATAAACTGCTCTGGCATATAACCAACAAATCTAAATTTAGGTAGCTTTCTATGCTGGACTATCTTCTTACGATACTTGAAAGGCAACATATATTAATGTTCCAAGTATACTAAAATTTATTAACATATTTACATAATGTGGATTGGGTGCCATTTATCTCTCCTAAGTTGTTGGTGCGCCGGGTGTTTGATGGCCTTTTGGTATTACGTACAGAGTACTGTAGCCATCTATGTCGTTAGCGCATTCTGCGCAAAAACCATAGCCATTAGTTTGTATTGTGACTACGTGACCTTTTTCGCATTTACCGACTTGGCCGGTATATTCAAAAAGATCTAGTGTAACTCCAACTGCCATTAGCTTACGCCCATGTAAGCTGATAGGCCGAAGACCTCGAGCAACATAAAACTAAATAATAGTAATAGAATGCTCCAAACGATAAGTTTACCGCTAAAGTTAGTTGCAGCTAATTTTATAGCTATTAATTCGTTACCAAGAAATCTAAGAGCGAGCTCAAATTCGTTGTGCTCGTTCTTTACGGTAACTCCGTTCTTTTTTTCTTCCGCCATGAGTACTCCTATTCTCTATAAGTAAGGCTTCCATTCTGGAAAGTGATTTAAGATGTTATCACCTCTTAATTTATCCCGAGCTTTAATATTAGAAATCATCAGATGTTGTTGCATCTCATTATGCTCGGCTTCTTCCAAAAACTGTATAGGTTTTTCTATCTTTTCTAATATATCGTAAGAATTTCTATATAATTTATCTAAGTAAAATTCTTTTAAATCAGGTGGCATGCTCTTGAGCGTATACCAAGCTGGTCTTGTGATAGTGTTAAAAGTAAATACTTTCTTTTCTATCTCTTGAGCACCTCTTACAAAATCGTCAACGTATCCTATATTTAATGGTCCTACCGTAAGAGTAAGTCCTAGACTGACGTTTGGTAGCGTACTTATCAGTTTTATATTTTTATAAACCTCTGGCCACTTTGACGGGTATCTTATATAGTCGTTTCTATCTCCCCACATTTCTAGAGAGCATTTATATGTTACTTTTTCAAACTCTTTTAATAGATCGTAGATATGCTGCATGTTTGGATGACCGAAATTATTCGAAAAAGCAAATACCTTTTTATCTTTAGCCCATCCTTCTTCAACACATCTTTCTAGTATTTGTACGTATTGTTTAATTAGCCAAGTTTCTCCTCCTACTAATTTTATTCTCTTGGATTTTCTAATCATATCCCAAAATTCATCTTCGTCTATATCGTTATCTTGATAATTAATTAGTGGAAAGCTGTAAGGAATCTCTGATCCTGATCTAGACTTCATTTTTTCATTTTGTTGATCGTACGAAGCTTCTCCTAATAACATCCACTCTTCAGATACAGAAGAAGAGTCAGCAGAGTTACAAAACAAACACTTTAAGTTACAATAGTTTCCAAATAATTTTAACTCTATCGTATGAACTTTATTTGGAGTTGGATATTCTTCCTCAGGATTGTTTACTACAAATTTTACTAATCTATCTAATTCTTCTTTATATTCTTTGTCTCGCGCTAAATCATTGTTATACTGTTTTCTAATGTTTTCAAATCCGTTATACTCTACCTCTATACATCTGTAGCATGTTCTTAAAGTGGCGTCTCTTTCTTTATGTCCATTTGCCATCTCTTTTCGTAAGTTAGCAAATTCAGGCTGATTCCATATACCATTAAGACCTGTTTGAGAAACGTGTTTTTTAACATTCACGGTGGTATTACAGCAAGGATGCGCAAATCCATAAGTTGGTACGTATAAATGAATAAAAGGCTGAGAGCAGAAGAAAGATCCTTCCTTTTTAATTATACTATCAAGCATCTTACTATAATCTTGTCGCAAGTTTTTTACAGGAGAATTTTGTACCGAATTCTCTCTAAGATAAGAAGCTTTTACTAAGTCTTCGCTTAAAACATTAAGTTTTTTACTCGCTTTTTTACTTTTAATTCTCATTTCAACCAATTAGATAGCTCTGGAAATACCTTCCAACTTTGTGTGTTTCTAATTCTGTCTAAATCCTTTATGTATGCCACTGCCTTAAAAAATTCTAATTCGTTATACTCATCGTTCATTTCTAAAGCTACCTCTCGTACTGTTCTGTACTTTGACTCTTTAAACCTTTCCATTAACTCATCTTTAAGTGGGTGATTTTTTACGTGTAATTCAATTGGATTACTTACAAAATTTGTCATCCTACTTATTCTATATTTATTTTCAGTAAAAAAGTCGCATATGTTTTCAGCGTTGGCGGCGTTAAGTAACGACCACGTCACGTTAATAGACATGTTAACGTTATTTATGCTGTTTAAATATTGATAATTTTCTAAAACTTTTTTAAACTTAGATGGATATCTGATGAATTCATCTCTTTCAAATATGTCGTCGACAGAAGCTTGAATATCAAAACGATCAAAACGTGGAAAATAGTCTGCCATACTTCTGTTTTTTAGATTTAATCTAGTTAAGTTACTGTTCATGAATATCTGTATATGTTTACTGTTTCCAGTTTCTATAATCTTATCCATCAAATCATAGTAGTTTCCTATCATCGCAGGTTCACCACCACTAAAGTTTAATTTTTTTATATATGGACCTAGCTCTTCTATAACGTCAAATAACTGTTTCTTCTCAGAATCTGTATTTAGATACGCAGTCTTATTAAAAATAAGCCTAGACATCCCTTTGCCTTTATAAAATAATTCTGCAGTTTCTTCAGTGCCTTTGAGTAGTTCTGTGGTTCTGCTCGTAGAGTTATGTGGGGCACACATATAACATTTTAAGTTACATTGGTTTCCAATTCCTTTAACTTGTACGATAAACATCCTTTCGCCAGCTTGAACTTCTCCAGTATGTTTAAAAAAAGATATTAGTCTTTCTATCTTTCCTTTTGCTAGAGGCTCTGACCAAGTCTCTACTTGAAATTGTCTGTATGATTTTACACCTCGAGACTCTGGTCCAAAACAAGGGCCGCACACATCTTCCAATGGTTGACTCCACTCGTCGCTAAGTAGTGCTTTTCTCAGATCATTTAAATCTTGATCTTCATACCACCATTCGTCAAATGACATATTTTTCTTTGGATAAGTTCCAGCCTTACAGCATGGTTTCCAAGAGCCATCATGATTAGGATAAATGTATACAAACGGCTGTGGGCAAAAGTGTTTTGATATTAACATTTGTTTCCTTAAATTTGGAGAGGATACTCGGAATCGAACCAAGGTAAATGGATTTGCAGTCCATCGCATAGCCACTCTGCCATACCCTCATAGTGGAGAGATTCTGTTTCCACGCTCTCTCCGGGCGCATAGGAATTACGCGGCTTGCGCGAACTCCTGAGGTGCAAAGTTATCGTTTGCGTTTAGTTGAACGTTGCGTTAACCGAGCTTCCGCCGGACAGCTCCACTTTGCTATTCAATACCTGTCGATCCTATTTCGCCCCCATAAAAAAACTCGATAACAGTATTTTGGTGGAGGCGCCGGGTACCGCCCCCGGGTCCAGTCTATTTTTTACGCAGTTTCATCGCTATATACTATATATTATACCACAAAAATTATTGAATGTAAACGATTATTTTTATAAATAGTAATGAAGAAGAGGAGTTGAATATGATAGAAGTAGGGGCCGCAATAAGCATTGCGACAGGAGCTTTCAACGCTATCAAAGCTGGATTCGCCGCTGGACGCGACATTGAAGGCATGTCAAAAGATCTTGGAAGATGGATGGGCGCTGTCAGTGACATTAAGAAGGCAGAAGAATATACTAAAAAACCTCCGCTATTTAAAAAATTATTCGCAGCTGGATCTGTCGAGGAAGAAGCTATGCAAGTCTTTATGGCTAAGAAGAAAGCCGAAGATATGCGGAATCAGTTACGTCAGCTTATTACTCTTACCAGAGGTCCAAGTGCATGGGACGAACTGCTTAAAACAGAAGCAGATATTCGAAAGAAGAGACAAAAAGCAATATATGATCAACAAGAGTACAGAAGAAAAGTTGTAGAGTGGACAGCGATAACTATCGGTATCGCCGTTGTAGGTGGCTTTTTATTCTGGTTACTAGTACTGGCTTTAGAAACAAGAGGCGTACTATAATTGAAATTATGGATAGGTACATTTCTCTTTTTTGCTTATACTATAATGGCTCACGCTGGAGGTAAGATCTACGAACCACAAGACCGTAAGTACGGACAAAAGAAACCATATACTAATCAGCAAAAAATAAACAGAGGCCTTGGCGACAAAAAGAAAAAGTACACCACTTGCCGACTCATGAAAAGATTAAAGTCAAGGGTTACCGGTAGACAAGCATGCGTTTATCGTGGAGGCAATAAGACTTACACTTTAATGTATGAAGATAACTGTCCAGCTAAATATCGGTGTATATATAACCCATGGACTAAAGAACCAAATATTGACGACATAATCAACAGTCTTAATTCAATAAAGAAAGGTAACAAGTAATGTCAGGTAGTCCAGAAAGATACTGTAATAAATGTAAATGTAGATGTCATTGCTATTCGCCAGAATGCCCTAACTGTTCAAATGATGTATGTTATACTTGTGAGTGTAAGGAAGAAGATTGATTCACGCTTTTTTATTAGTGTTTTTGCTTGGTGATGTTAAGCAAGGTGGCCAACCAATGTACTTTCGCAATATCAACGATTGTAATTATTTTGCATCAAAAATAGTACAAAGATACGGTAACTATACTCACAACTACTTAGTTCCTGAAGAGCATAGAGCTACCGCATATTGTAAACCAGTTTATATTAACGAAAAAACGCCTACTCTTTATTAGTATCATGTACGTAAAGTTGAATAACAGCGTAATGTAAGATCTTTAATAGATCTTTTCTAGCTTCTTCTCTAGTACCTTTTTTACCGTATCTTTGAGCGTACTTCAAAATGTTTCCAATACAAAATCCTGTACCATGCCCACCGTCGATTATAAACTCTGTGGCTTGAAACTTCTCTTTTGAATAGTGGCTATCATACGTATTGTTAATATGTTCCAACAGCTCTTTGATCGACCTGTCTTCTTGAAACTTATATGGTATTCTTTTCACTACTTTTTCCATGGCTTCTGCCACTTCTTTGCGTGCAATCTTTTTTTCTTTTCTCATATTAAAATTTAAAACATCATCAACTATACTACTCACGTATACCACTCCTTATACTCCTGTTATATGAAACTGCTTTTCTTAAAATACTAAACTCTTCACCAACTTCTCTGGCTGAGTTTAAGATAGCAGCGGTGTCTTTTGGAAAACAGTGTCCACCAAATCCTTTTTCTTCTGTAACGTAAGAATGACCATCACCAATTCTTTTGTCATCGGTAACATATCTTCTTACTGTCTCGAAGTCTGTAAAAGTGGCATCACACAGATCTTTGACTTGGTTAAAGTATGCAACTTTAAGAGCTAAAAAGCTATTCCTTAAATACTTTGTCAATATAAGTTCTTCTGTCGGAGCAGTTTTAAAACTTATATCCGGAAAAGCTTCTCTAAATATTTGAGCCCAAAAGTCAAAGTTATTTTCACTAATGTACATCGTCTTCTGCTTAGAAAAATCCTCAAGGGCCGTGTTGGCCCTTAAGAACTCAGGGGAAAACGATATATCTTTTTCTGGTACTTCTTCAGCCAAGTGTTTCCAACCTTCTAGGCTGATAGTACTTTTTATTAAAATAGGTTTGTACGTTGACTGCTTTATGACATCGTACACGTTTTGCATGTTACACCAGCCATCTAGTCCTTCTGGTGTCGATACGCATATAATCAATGCGTCATATACTTTACTGGTGATGGTGTCATTGTTAATAGCTGGATCCACTACTCTAACTTCGTGGTAACTTTTAAGAGCAGCTTCTACTGCCTTCCCAACGTAACCATAACCTGCAATTACAATTTTCACTTTGCTTCCTTTATTATTTGCTTTGCGTTATTTATCCAATCAACAACTGTACCGTTATTTTCGTGTATCTTTCCTTTTTCAATAGACCACGCGTGAAGCTCAACCACTCCTTTGGCTACCATGACTTCAGTGCTATCTTCTAAAGAATTTTGTTGCTGTTGCGATTGGGTTTCTAAGACCTTCGTAGGTCTTGTCAATAAATTTAATATGCTTTTGAAGTTTATCATCTAGGCTTTCTACTTTAGTTTCTATATTATCTATTTGTGTTTGTAACTCTCTTAGTTTGTCCATCAAATCATCATTATTAAAAGTGCTCACTCGTGTTCTCCCCCTGGATCATTATTATCTAATTCAATTCTTTTTCCATTATAATACATA